CTGTACATGGTCGGGTCTACAGGTATCGGCTTCTTCCTCCCGGGTCGCTTCCAGAAGATCTTCATCCTGCGAGCCGCCCCCACCATGGCGACGACGGTCGCGGTCTTGTCGTAGTACCTGATCTTTCGCCGCAGAGCCCGGGCGTACTGGCCGCTGCGTCGATGCTTCATTAGCTTTCGCTCGACCGCTTTCAGCACCGGCCTGCTCGCAGCGGAGGCCGCCTGGAAAAGCACGCGCCGGCGGATGCCTGTGTCCAGTTTCTTCAATGCCCTCATAACCTCCGGGACGCCTTCGACCCTGGCGGCGACCGCGAATGCCTGCTGGACCACGTCAGGACTTCTCCTTGCAAATCACCACGTGCTCGACCTTGCGGCCATCTGGGTTCGTGATCGAATCGATGTAGAGCAGCCGCTCGCCGAACTTGTAGCGCTGGGTCTGCTTGAGGTCGGTTCGAAACCGGTGCTTCACCCGGCAGATCCGCCGGGCCTGGACCTGCTGGGCCTGGAACAGCTCGCCGCCCTCGAGATCTTCGACCTCGGCCCAAAAGCGGGCCACCGGGTTCCAGCCGTCCTCGATGACCGCCCCCTCGGGCGATTCATGGGTGACCGCCTCCTGCAGTTCCACGCGGTGTCGCATCCTGCCGATCTGCATGGGTCACTTCTGCTCGGGGACCAGGCTTACCTGGCACTTCGCCAGCGAGAGGTACGGCGACTGCCCGGTCTCCGGCGTGGGGACCTCCAGCCGCAGGCTGACGCTCGTTTCGTAGAGGCCGGTTATCCGGCAGGGCACCCACACCAGGTCGCCGACCTGCAGCCCGTTGCCGCCCCGGTCCACGTGCCGCGGCTTCGCCGGCGGGCTGGCCGGGATCGCCGGCGCGGCCTTCTCGACCGGCTTCTCCGCGGGCTTGGCGTCGCTCTTCACCTCAGCCATGACGTCTCCTTCGGATGTACGCGCGCCTGTACTGCCGGGCCGCCGCCGCCCGCAGGCCTTACGCCTGCGAAACCTCGACCTCGAAGCGATTGCAGCCGGCCGGCGTGAACACCTTGATCTTGTGGGCGAACCGATCGGTGATCGTGAAGCCCTGGCCGGCCCCGAGCTCCAGCTTCTTGCCGACGCCCAGCTTGTCGATCAGTTCGTTCAGGAGGCCGTCCGCTTCCGCGTAGGCCTGCTTGCCGCGATCTCGCGCGGCCAGGTACTGCCGGGCCTTGAGGCGGAGCGTCGCGGCGTCGACCTTTTTCCTGGGCATCAGCTTCTCCTTCGTCGGGTCGCCGGCCGCCGCCGGCGTGCGGGCAGCAGCCGGCAGAAGCGAGCGATGCGTTCCTTGTCTCGCAGGCCTTCCGCAAACAGCCGCCCGTCAGCCTTCAGCACGATCGGCGGCGGGCCTCCCACCAGCAGCGGCACCCTGGGGCTACCCATAGAAGCCATACCCTTCGCACTGCAGCAGGCTGGTCACTGCGAGGCCGAGCTCGGTGGCGATCGTGCCGGTGACCCAGGCCTCCCGGTTCACGTACCAGTGGCCGAGCACCATGAGGATCGCCTGCTTCACGGTCCGCGGCACGGCGTCCGCATTCGCGTAGCCGGCCGTGAAACGGATCGTGATGGGCCACGGTCGGTCGGCCTGCAGGGCCGGCCAGCTCTTGCCCGGGGCCCGCTCGATCCAGCCCGGCTGCCGCCACGGCAGCCACACCTGGTACGTCGCGGCGTCGAGCGTCTGCTGCGCCCCGCCCGAGTCCCAGTACTTGACCGAGCCCACCGACGCGAGCGGCGGCCGCGGCAGCTTCAGCGTCTCCCACCAGCACCGCACCGGCACGTCGAACGTCGCGGGGAGGAACTGGCGGTGGCCGTCGATCTCCTGCTCGCAGAAGGTCGTGGCCGCGGCCAACTGCTCATTGATGAGATCGTCGTCGTCGGCGACCTCGACCTTCAGATGGGCCTTGGCCCTGGGCAGCGTGGTCACCAGGCCCGCCGGCGGCGTCACCAGAATCAGCGGCCCCAGCAGCGTGGGCAGAAACAGCGGCTGTCGGGGTTCCAGAGTCGGGTGCATCCTTGCCTCGGTGCCAAGCGGCGATGCCGCGTCTCACGAGCTCGACGGCCACGCCGTAGTCGAGCCCGCTGTCCACTACGCCCGGCTGCCGGCCGCGCCAGAACTGACGGAACCGGACCGCCTGGGCTGTTGCCGCTGCCATGCGAACACTCCTCGTCGATGCGTTGGGGTCGCCAGCCGCGCGGCTACACCCGCATGCGCTGGGAGTAGCCCGCCTCGGCCGCCGTGCGCGGGGCGTCCTTCGAACGCCAGAGCCGGGTCACGATGACGATGAACGTGCCGGCGGCGCCGTCGCCGACCGTGGCCGAGACGTCCAGGTAGCGCTTCCGCCCCCGCAGATCGAGGAAGAAGGAGAAGATCTTGTTGTCGTCCGTCGCGCTCGGCAGCGTGGACGCCGACCCGGTGTCGTTGTTGTCGGTGCCGAAGCGGGTGCCCACGATGTCCGCGAAACCCGACCCGGAAACGTCGGATTCCTGCACCTTGAGCACGGTCATGGCGATATCGAGGGCGCCGAGAAAGACCTCGATCTGGGCGTAGTCGTAGCCCAGGCGGTCGATCTCCGCCGTGACCACCGCGGCGTTGTCGATGATCGCCGCCGGCGGCGTGGTGAGCAGGACTTTGCAATCGTCTGGAGGAATCACGGGCTGGTCTCCTTGAGGCCCCGCCGGCGGGCGGGCTGCCGGTTATGAACTGCCGCCGCGGATCCGCGTGCGGATCCGCGGCGGCGATCAGGTCAGGATCGACTACGGGCCGGTCTGCAGGCCGACGATCGGGCCCGGATCGGTGCTGCTGCCGACGTCGTGGCAGTTGATGTCGAAGCGCTCCGAGCCGCGGACCGCGATCTGGCCGCGTTCAAACACGTTCTCGCCGCCAACCGTGGCGTGCTCGCTGAAGGCGATCTCTTCCTGCTGGCGGTCGCCGAAGGCGGCGCCGAGCTTGTAGGCGCCGAGCGTGCAGCTCACCGTGGCCACGGCGGTCACTTTGGGGAACACCTGGGAGAAGTTGACCGGGTAGCCCTTGAAGAGCGGCCGGGCCCGCTGGCCCTGCCGGATCTCGTAGGCCGGCACGCCGCCGGCGGCCTGGACGAGCTTCTCCATCACCTCGTAGTAGAACGTGCGGTGGCAAAGCCACGAGGCCTCGGGCGTGTCCGCGAACTCGGGCAGCTTGCCCACGACTTTGTCGAAGTCGGCCAGGACCAGGGCGGCCCAGGTGTTGCCCGTGCCCTGGATGACCAGGCCGGCGGAGTCGGTGCCGGCGGCGTCGAGGTTCTGGAGCTTGTGGCGGATGCCCTGGATGCCGCCGTAGGTCGAGGTGCCGTCGCCGTTGAAGCCGCACTGGTCCTCCTTCTCGGAGAACGCGTAGACGATCTCGCCGATGAGGGTGTCGCCCCAGTTGATCACCGAGTCGGCGTTGACCTGTCGGGAGATCCTCGTGAGGGCGACGAGGTCCCGGGCGACCAGGCGGACCTGGTCCCAGGTCATGTTGGACTCAGTGGCGGCTTGATTCTCGCCCACGAAGTAGGCCGTCAGCCCGCCCGTGCGGCGCGGGTCGGTCTTCGTGTCCGAGATCATGGGCTCGCGGCGGAAGAGCATCCGGACCTTGCCGAACGTCTCGCGCAGCACAATGATGTCGCGGCCGAACTCCTCGGGGATGAGGTATTGAGCGCCGCTGCTGTCGTTGGAGCCGACGGCCCCCATGTGGCGGTCGACGAACTCGACAGCCTCGCGGAAGTTGTAGCGCCCCGGCATCTGCCGGCTGAGCGTGGCCATGGCCCACATACCAAACCGGTAGGCCCGCTCCTCGGCGTTATGGCCGTCGCGCTCGCCCCGGAAGTGCTGCAGGTTCCCGGCCCAGCGGCTGGCCGCGGCGGGGATGGTGATGCGGGTGCGCTCAGCCGGGACGTCCGCGCGGTTGGCCTGGTCCGGATCGGTCAGGCGGTTCTGGCCCGGGTTCACCGTGCGGCGCTCGCGTTCCTCGCGCGCCTTCTTGGCCGCGGCCGCCTCCGCCTCGAGCTTGGTCCGCTCTTCCTCGCGGGCGATGCGGTTCTTTTCCTTGTCGATGGCGGCCACGGTCTTGGCCCGCTCCGCGACCAGGCGGTCGTGCTCGGCCTTCTGCTCGGCCGACAGCTCGTCGTGGGCCAGGAGGGCATCGAGCTTGGTGTCGATGTCCTTGAGCGCGGCCAGCATTTCTTCCAGTGTCTTCTTCACGGGCCCTCTCCTGGGGATGGGCCGGTGGAGGGGCGCGCACAATTAGCGCAGCGTGGCCACCGGCAAGCCTTCTTGCCCGCAGCTCCCACGTGCGCAACGGCGTAGGGGGGAGGCTCGCTGCCGCGTATACGGAGCAAGCAACGGCTTGCCTGGCGCCCGCGACGGCGTGCGAATCGAAATGTCAGCACGCCACGATGCCAAGTCCCTGGGATTGTGCAAGAGCAGTTTTTGCCGACGGCCGGCCCGCCGCGGGATCCGGCGGCGGTCGATCGCCATCACCAGCCGGCGGATCATGCGGCATCAGCTGGCGGCGCGTGATCCGGCGGCGACTCCAGGAGGGCCCCGCCGCGGGATCATGCGCCGCCAGCTGATGCCGCTGGATTGATCGGCCCTCGAGAAACAAACGCCTCCGCCAGAATGGCCTGGCGTTCCAAGTCGGGGAGGCGCTGCAGGCCGGCCGCCCAGGTCCGGACCTTCCGGGCGATCCGCTCGCGCTCCCGCTTCTCGTCGCCGAGGTAGCGGTAGTCGTGCAGCTCGGCCGGCTCGGGATAGTTCATCCACAGGAACTCCCGGGCCACCCGGTTTCCCCTGGTGACCGCGTTGAACGAAATCGACCGCCACTTCTGCAGGGCCGCGGCATAGAGCGGCGACCAGTAGCCGGAGATCGCCACCGGGCAGGGGAGCTGGTTGGCGACGTCGAGCAGCTCCTCGTGCTGCTCGGGGGTCATTTCGTAGCGGTACAGCTTGCGACGCGAACGGCGCGTGGAAAGCAGGTAGGGCGGATCGAAGTAGACGAACCAGCGGGATCCCGCCGCACGATCGTGCGACGCCGGATCCGCGGGCGGTCGGCCGACGCCGACGCATCCCGCGACCGCAGCTGCGGTCGCATGATCCGTCGGCTTCTCCCGGGCTACGCGGTAGAGGGCAAACGTGTGCTTGAGCCACTCGATGCCACAGCAGCAGTACACCTCGACCTGATGGTCACCGCCGCCAGATGCTGCGTCCTCGCCGGCGAATCGGGCCGCGACCGCGGCGTCGATCTCGACGCCGATCGTCCGTGCGGCTGGACGCTTCCTGCGCAGGACCGCCCCGTCGCCGAGGCACGGCTCGACGTAGACGTCGTGCGGCGGGATCTGGTTGATGATCCGCTGGTAGACTCCGGCGCCAGCCTTTCCGCCTGGATAACCCATCGCTGCGACCTCTGCCGTCCACGGCCGCTCAAAACGTCGGCCCGTCGGCATGGTCGCACAATCCTGCGGCGGCGTCAAGCGCCCCCGGTTCGATTACGGGCCCGGCGGAGGAGGCGCCGGCTCGATGCGGTGGAAGCCAATGCCGTCGTGCTCGGGGATGACCTCGTCGGCGGCGACCATCCGCCAGCTCGGATGCGCCAGCACCACGCAGAAAGTGTTGCGAACCCAGTCGTAGTAGGACCAGCAGAGCTGGGCATCTTGAGGCACCGGTTCACTCACGACTTCGTAGGTGCCCGACAGGAAGTTAACGAGCAGGTCGGGAGCGAAGCACACCCGCCGCAGCCGGCCGGCCGGGTGCGCGTTGGGGAACTTCACGCTCACGTAGCCCAGAGAATTTGGCACGCTCGCCATTACCCCTCCCGGGCAAATGCCCGCTGGCGTTTCCGGTGTTCGTGGCGGAGGCGCAGGACCTCGACGCGGGCCTCACGCGCCGCGCTGGCGGCGGCGCTGCCGCCGGCGAGCTTCTCCAGGACCTGCGTCAGGCTGGCGACGCGGTCCACCATCTTGGCGGCCAGGGCCCGTTCCGCCATCACGGTGCGGCCCTGGCCGAACTCGTCGCGGACCTTCTGGGCACTCACACCGCGGTTGCGAGCGACGGCCTTCACGAACTTCGTGTAGCACTCGTCGCAGCCCTCCTGCAAGTGATCGCGCGCGGCCGTGCTGAGCGGCTCCCAGGGGTTGATGTCGGCTTTGTATTTCCCGGCCCGCACCATGGTCACCTTGATGCCCGCTTCGTCGAGGGCCTTCGAGTACTCGATGTGTGCCGACCAGACGCCGACCGAGCCGACCTCGCCGCCGGGGGTCACAAAGAGCAGGGTCGCCGAAGAACCAATCCAGTAGCCGGCGCTGAGCGCCTCGCTGTTGGCGATGCCGTAGATGGGCTTCACCTTCCTCGCGTCGTAGAGCACCTCGCCGAACTCCTCGACGCCGTAGGAGCTGCCCCCCGGCGAGTCGATATCGAGCACGATCGCGTCCACTTCCTTGGCGTTCAGGAGGTCACGGACGCGCTGCTCGCCCAGGTCGGTGCTGAAGCCGCCGCCGTAGTAGCCGTAGGCAGAGGTGCGTTGCTCGATGATGCCGTAGATGGGCAGGATGCCGATGCGGCCGCTGACCCGGCGCAGCGCCTTGGCCTGGGCCTGGCGCGCCTCCTCGAGCTGGGCGGCCGTCGGCCAGGGCCGCGTCGCCTGTCGGGCGATCATGAGCTCGACCCGTTCCGGTGGCATGAGCCACATCGACAGCGCGTTGCTGATGGCCTTGTCGCTCATCGGGAGTCTCCTTTCAGGATCAGGCCGGCCTCGCGTTGGGCGCGTTCGCTCGGCCAGGAATCCAGGCGCGCCAGGAACTGGCTGCGCGTCTCGCGGTTGAAGGCCTCGACCAGCTCCGCCCTGGAGCTGGCGATCACCCGGTCCGCCAGCGTGCCGGCGTCGACCGCGCTGCCCGCACAGCGGAGGACCTCGGCCGCGGGCTGGAGCGCCCGAGCCAGCGCGTCACGGTGCCGAGGATAGAAGTCGCGCATCCAGCCTTCCACGTCACTGCCGCCGACCAGGGCCCGCTTGGCCGCGTTGGCTTCCTTCGTGAACATCCGCCCCAGCGCGTCTGCCAGCACCTTCTCGCCGGCGGCACGCCAACCGTCCGCGGATCCGGTGTCAGATCCGCGGCCCGCCTTCCTGCGCTCCAGCTCGCCCAGGTGCTGGCGGAGGGCTTGCCGCTCGGCCTTCTTCATGCGTTGCCGCATCCAGGCATCGAACTCCGCGGCGTTGTCGCCCGGCGCCCCGCTCTGGTCGCTGCCCGGGCCGCGGCCCGGTTCGTCGTAACCGAGGGCCGCCTGCTCGGCCGTGGTCATGTTGAGGGGCACGTAGTGGACGTCGCCGGCGGGCCCGATGCCGTTGAGGTTCTCCAGGCGCCGGCATTCGTTGATCGACAGGAGGCCGATCATGATCGCCGTCCGGTAGCTGGTCATGCGGCTGCCGATGTCGCCCCGGAGGAGGGCGGCGAAGTTGTGCTCGAAATACAGCTCGTTCCGTTCCTCGGGCGCGAGCAGCTTCATGTTCAGGGCTTCTTCCCAGCGCCGCACCCAGGGGAAGAAGCTGTAGATGATGAGCTCCAGGCCCTGTTGCTCGATGTTGTTATTGGTGCTCCGGTCGAGATCTGCGAGCACGTGGGGCGGCAGCCGGTACCAGCGGGCGATCTCCGTCACGTTGTACTTGCGGTTCTGGATGAACTGGGCGTCGAGGTTCGAGAAATTGAGCTTCTCGATCTTGGACTCGATCGGCAGGATGGCCAGGTTCTCGCCGTCGGGGTGGCCGTGGATGTCCTTCCACTCCTGGCGAAAGTTCTTGCGGGCATCCTGGTCCCGCATGCCCGGCCCGTGCACCACCAGCGAGGGCATGTTGCCAGAGCCAAACTGCTTTCCCCCGTGCCGCTCGGTGCCGATCCCGAAGCCGATGCACTCGCGGGCGTAGCTCACCACACCCTTGCCCCAGACGCCGTCCTCGGTCAGGCAGCCCGGGATGTGGAGCACCTCCTCGGCCCGCATGGCGACCTGCCTGCCGTCGTTGTTGCGGACGAGATAGCCGTAGCCGGGGCGGTTGTCGGCCGGCCGCACGGGCTGCACCCGGCTGGGGTGGATGGGATACAGGCCGAGGATCCGGCTCCGGTAGTCGCCGAAACGCTCCCGCTCGATCTCGCCGAAGCCGTTGCCCCAGTTGACCTGGTGCATGGTGCGGCCTTCGCGGAAGGCCATCGAGCCCATGCCGTGGTTGGGGAACGACTTCACCAGCTCGAAGCGGTAGTCGTCACTGGCGAGCGTGCGTTCGTTGTTCGGTAGCCGGCGATACATGGCGATCGGCAGCCCGGCCACAGTTTCGCAGATGATCCGGGTGGCACACCAGACCGCGGCGTAGGTGAGGGCAATGTCCTCGTCCACGACAACTCCGGCCTGCGTGCGCGAGCGGCGCGTGGGCCAGCCCGACGAGTCATACGCAGCGGCCAGCCGGCCGGGCGGACCAAACAGGAGTTCAAGCATCGCGGGTTCCTCCTCGCAGGTGAGTCCACGCCAGGCAGGCGAACACGAGGGCGCCGGGCACGATCAGGGCCAGGGACGGCCGCTCCAGCCAGAGGCCGCCGGCGATCGCGGCCACGGCCAGCGTGGCCGCGCCGCTCCGGACCTGGCGGCCACAGAAGAGCCGCGCGCGGGCGACAGGGACCTTCAGCCGGTAGACGAGCCTGCGCAGCATGGTCAGTTCCTCAAGCATCCGGGGCGGTACCAGTCGTCCTTGTCCTTGAACTGCCGGGCCATCTCCAGGGCCATGATGCCGGCGACGAGGCCGTCGATCGTCTTGATGTCGCCATGCTTGGGTTTCACCGGGCGCTTGTTGGCGTTGACGTCCGTCTTCACGCGGACGTTGCCGGCCTGCCAACTGAAGAGGCCGTTGTCGGGGTGGTGCATCGTGCCGTCGATGACCAGGGCCTCGTACTCGTCGGTCGGGGCAGCGAAGTCGGTGATGGTCTGGTTGAAGGCCACCACCTCGTCGAGGTGGTAGGCATGATCCTCCTCGATCAGACGCTGGATGAGCTGCTCGGCGTAGACGTCGTCGTAGGCCAGCTTCCGCAGGCGGTAGAGCTTCTTGATCTCGATCAGCTTGCGGCGGATGAAGGAGTAGTCGGTGGTGTCGCCGTCGGTCAGGGTGCAGAAGCCCTGGGCCTCCCACTCGAGGTAGCGGACCTTGTCCCGCAAGGCCTCCGCCCGTCGGCGGGGGAGCCAGTACCAGACGAGCTGCTTGAAGGCCTCGGCGTCCTCGGGGAACGTGAGCACAAGCGCGCAGGTGTCCCGCACTCGGGCCAGGTCCAGCCCCCCGAAGCAGACGCGCCCGAGCAGGTCCTCGGGGGAGTACACGCGCCTGCACTTCTCCCAGTCGCCGGCCCGGAGCCAGGGAGTGGCCGTCCTGGTCCAAATGTCCAGCCGGTACATCTTGAAACGGGCCAGCTCGACGAGCGACACCCGGGAGCTGTGATAGTCCGCGAGGAATTCTTCCTCTCGGACTGTGTGCCCCCAGGCCGGATTGGCGAGCCTGCCCCACTTGACCGGGTCGGCGGCCAGGTCCTCATCGCTCAGATCCTGGGGCGCGGCGTAGCACACGAAGAAGTGCTGCTCATCGACGACCTCGCCTTTCTCCACCTGCAGGCCATAGTCCCAGCGCTCCTTGCCGTAGCTCTCGGGATCGTCGCCGGCCGTCGACACCTCGATGTGCAGGGGTTCGCTCCGCGAGATGCCGGCGCGGGAGATGCGGCCAATGAACTCCCGATCGACGACGTGCGTTTCGTCGATGAGGATCGAGCCGTTCAGGCCCTCCTTGGCCTTCTGCGTTTTCGTGTCGCCCGAGCTGATCGGTTTGAGCCGAGACCGGGAGGGCTCGTGGGTGATCTGCATCAGGCTCAAGTTGACCGTGCACTCGGCCTGGAGCTCCTGGGACTGGTTGACCATCTCGACGGTGTGCTTGCCGACCGCTTCGCGGGCCTGGGAACCGTCCTTGGCGCCGATGTAGGCGTTCTGACCAGCCTCGCCGTCGCCGGCGATCAGGTACAATCCCCACGCGGCCAGCGTCGGCGACTTCTTATTCTTCTTTGGCATCCAGGCGGAGGCCTTGCGGAAGCGGCGGATGTTCCGGCCGAAGTCGTCGGACCACTTCTGCCAGCCGAAGATCCGCATCGTCACGTCGTACTGCCAGTCGATCGCGTGCCCTTTGCGAACGCACTCGGCGTGCCGGCGTGCCCGCTCGACGGCCGTCGCTTTGGCTGCCTCATCCCAGACGTCGTGGCATGGCAGCTTGTAGTCGCACTGGTGGCAGCCGCGCAGGATGAGCGGCTCGCCGGCGTGCTCTCCCTCGTAGAGTCGGCAGAAGCGTTCGATCCACCACACCACAAAGCCGCCGACCTCGGGCGCGAACCAGCAGCCGTGCTCGGCAGCCTTCTGGTCCGAGGCGTTGCGTATCCACGCTTTGGTGATGGCGTTGATTTGCTTGGGCATCAGTTCCGCTTCCGTGCGGGGACTCCACTTCCTTGCGGCTTCTTCGGCGCGGGCACGTCCACCTGGGCGGTCGGCGTAAATCCGAACTGCTGGCCGAGGCGCGTCACCCGATCGAAGGCCCGATTGCGAATCGACACGAGCGGGTGCTGCACCAGGTTGCCTTTGTCCGTCGTGGCGGTCAGGCCTTCCTTCTGGAGCTGCAGCGCGCAGTCGACGAACTCGCCCCACGCCTCGCAGTACATGATCAGCGCCACCTGGTAGTCGCGCGACCAGAGCCCTTTCTCGGTGAGCAACACCGCCTGGCGGTCCCACTCAGCGCGAGCTTCTCCCTTGAGGAGGCCGGGGCATACCGGCTTGTCGGTCGCCGGCGGAGGAGGCGGAGGCTTCTTCTTCGCCCGCCAGCTCCCCTTGAACTCTGCCTTGGCCTTCGTGTGCGGCCGCGGTCCGCGCTTGCCCACGGCGACCTCACCGTCTCGGAGCTGGCGCGTCCGGCCCGGGCGTCGCGCTGTTGTTCAGCACAATCTGCGAGTCGCCGACGCGCTCGAGGCGTTGCAGGTCGAACCATTGTGACCCCCCGGGCGTGCCGTCCTCTTTGACGGACGGCGCGAGCAACGCCTGGTTGCAGCCGCTGATGTACACGACCATCCCGGTCACAACACCGGTGAAGCCGGTGACCAGGTCGCGTGCCTTCTGCCCGAGTTCCATACCCCCCCCCCTCCCAAAACCGGTGAAAAAATCTGCGCGCG